ATAATTTAGTTCCCTGTAAACTTTTACTAAGCGTTTACATTCGTCATCCGATAACACTTGTCCAGGCGGCGATGTCTTTAGCGTGTGCTGAAGTTTTCTCCAACCAGTCCCAAAGCCTAGGCCCAGGGTACAAGTCTTACCAACAAACCTTTCTATGGGATCTGCTTTTGTGATTGTCCTGCCATAGACTTTGCTCGCAAACTCGCAGTATGCATCGCGACCTTCTGCAAACCATGTAGTCACATCTTCTTGACCTGCCAACCATACCAGTACACGAGCCTCGATCTGACTTGAGTCACAGTTAATAACAATCTGCCCGTCAGGCGGTACAATAGATTTCTTGAGAGCTTTCTTTTTAGCGTCACGCGAGGGTAGATTTTGGAAGTTAACTTTTTCTGAGCCTGCCCAACGACCTGTATGCGCACCGTAATAACGTAGAGGAATGGGTAAGAATCCTTTATTTCTTGAGCCTATGTCTATAAACCTTTCAATCCTAGACTCTTCAATCGTTGACTTAGTACCCAGACGCACCGCACATAGTTCTTGAATCAGTGGATCATCATGCTGTTGTAAAGCAATGAAACCTTCATCTGTTTTAGCTAAGGCTGGTGCTTGTTTACCCGTGGTAGGACTTTCTTTCATAGGACACGGAACACCGAGTTCTTCTAGCAGCTCCGCGAATTGTTTATTAGAGGCTAATTTCTTTCTCACTGCTTCATTAGTATCACATTTTAAGCGAGCCATTAGACCTTCTAGCATTAAGGCTTTTTCATCTCGGACTTCCTGTAGGCGTTCAATCAATAGTGCATCGTCTACTTTCAACTGCGGTTGAATAAACATTCTCAGGGTAATATCAATCAACTGATGTTCGGACTCAGGAAACTTAGGAGCGATGATCCCAAACAAATCAAAAGTTATCTGTACATCATTTATACAGTAAGACCTGTAGGCCGACAGTTCACTAGGCGTGAAGTCTTCAAGACGTTTACCTTTTGCATCCAACACTTCTGTGCCTTTTTTACCAAGGTTATAACGCTCGGCTAATGCTTTAAGAGATCCACCTGCATTAGTCCCATGTAATGCACGAGCAATAGATAAAGTATCAAAGTAAAAGGCAGGGGTTATTTTAAATACCCATGCTAAGATTGCACCATCAAATAAAGTGTTATGACACACAAGACCAGACACTCGCCAATCTATATCATCTAGCGCGGCTTGAATCTCTTGATGTGTCCCTGTATGAAAAGTTGTTTTTTCTTCATCATTTATTTTAATAGCTACACCGATCACTTGAAACTCAGGATGGCGTATGTATTCTTCGGTGGTCTGTTTCGTTAGACCGTAGGTACTACTATAGTAAGTTTCAAAATCTAATGTTACTAATTGTTCCATGCTATATCCTCAATAACTACACTAAAAACACTATTTTGGGGGGTTACTAATGCATTACCCCCTACGCTAAAGTCCTCAGAATCGCATTCTGAGAGGTCGTTTTTTACTAAAATTACACTTAATTTCTATTTTCCATCTCATCTCGACAATCTGCGTCACACCATCGTCTTTTATCTGGAACGGGTTCTCTGCACCAAAGACACTTTCCTGTACGGTTTTCAGGTATGACTGCTTTGCTTCTTATCTCTTTAATTTTGGCATCAGAATATCTCTGCACCTGATCGTTAGCGCGATCTATTTCATCAGTCATCACAGCTTCCTGTCGGACAGAATCTACGCATCAACATATCAGCAGTTTCTTCATTTGATAGTTCAGAGATAAGATCTTTTTCTGCAATAGGTTTCGGTTCGGGTTGCACCACAGGTTCTGTTGCGGGTTTTGTTTGTTGCTCCGCTATTATTCCGCGTAGTTTCTGAAGATAGAAATCTGCTTTTGCTAGATCTTTCTCTGGAGTTCCCTTGCGAGAGTATCTCCATACATACTTAATTACTTGAGCTACACATACAGATGTAACACCACACAACCCTTGCGTAGCGGATTCAATTGCATCAATACACTCGACCTTTCCTGCAGTGTAGTGAGACGGGTGATTTACATCATCATTGATTTTTTTCATTATCCTTCTTCCTTTAATTGGTGCTGTTCTAACATAAGATCTATCTGCTCTTGAACAAACGCTTTATCTAAATGAGCTACTAATAAATCATTTTTGCCTTTGTAGCCTAGGTGTTTATATATCCCTGCCAACAAACCGCGTATGCTGTGCGGAGATAGATCCATTTTTCTGGCAATCTCATTGTTATCATTTCCACACAAAATTAAGGTAAACGCTTCGTGTTCTCGTATAGTTAAACAGGATTTTTTCTCGCCCTTGTATTTTCTTCCTACTGTTACATTCATTTTTTAGTATCCTCTACTTTAAATTTACTGATTAACAACTCTAACTCATTGATATTACTCTCGTCAACTACTAAAGCTTGTCCACCGCAATTCTCAATGTCATTAAGATTTTTTAACTGAAGAGCCGTGGGCTTACCGCCATTAGCCTTTGCTTCGATGCCGATAAACCTACCTTGATAGCAGGCGATGATGTCTGGGATCCCAGACGAACCATACCCACCCGTGGATGCATAAAATCTGTAAGCCCCCATCTTATCAAGAATCTTACAGATCTTTACCTTAACCTTTTTCTCTGGAGTCATAACTCTAAGTCTGTAGTGTCTGTCCACACGAATACAGGTGTTTGCTCACCTACATATGCACCTAATGTGTTAAACTCAAAAAATTCATAGGCTTCATCGTAAGCCATGCCATCACGCACCATAAAAATATTAATGCATTTCTCGCACGAATAGACTAACACTTCGCCTTCTGCGCCCCATAACATCGTTGTACCAATTATAGCTTCATCAAGTCCATCTGCTTTTAGCATAATCATTTTCCTTGTTGTCTTTTCTTTCGTAGGGGTTGTTGCGGCACACCATATAATTTCACCATCCATAGGTCTACAATCTTGGTTGCGTGCCAACACAGTTGAGGCGCATGAGGGTACTCCGTAAGAAGCATAGGCAGATTCATTCTCCAGACAGTCCGATTATCGTTACGTCTTCCCACCTTTTTTACCCTTAGTTTATCTTTAGATCTTTTGCTTTTCGAATTTGTCGCCAATTAAATAATCTTAAAAAGGCTTTTACAAAGCCCCGTGCGTTTTCATAGCGTTGAGTATCAGACAGCATGTTAGATATTTCTGCATGTCGTGGGTCATATTTTTTTGTAGGTGTATTATCCATAAGTTTTCTCCTCTTTATTGTAGTTGGTTTACTATGACATCAATCTCAGAGACTTCAAGTTCTTTTTCTTGATCGATAATGAGTTGCTCGGCTTCCTCTTCGGAATAAGCCTCGACAATAATAGGTGTTGAATACTGCACCATTGCACCAACAAACTTTTTAAGTTTTAGCTTTGGTTTAAGAAAAACAACATTATCTTGTACTTTCTTAACTACTTTCTTCATGGTCTTGCTCCTTATCCCCATAATAAACCTGTGAAGCCGCGAACCTTGTAGACTGCGGTTCCCACGCACAATGCTCCTCTGCATATTTTTCTGCTTCGCGTTCTGAATCAGCTTCAACAGTGAGAGGTTGCATTGTTTGTACGATAAATACTCTATACTTTTTAGCCATACTTTTCTCCTTTGTTAGCCGTGCATCACCAGTTTTACCGGTACTGCTGTCGTAACATTACGACACTTAATTACCTTGCATTTTATATATTTCGTTTTTAGTTAACACCAATACATACATTGTAGGAGAAACTTTCCAACCAATATTTTTAAATTCTTTTTGTTCTTCACTAAGATATAGACGAGATATATACATATCAAGTTCTTGAAAGTCTCCATCTTCCTTCATAAAAAACTCTTTTAGAGAATTTATCATTGCAAGTTTGGGTCTAATTTCTTTGGGTGTTGTAGATTTAGTAAACCTTTTAATAAAGCCATTAAATAAATATAACTCATAAGCATTATCAATACAGCTTAAAGCCACAAAATAAACATCATCTATATGAGTAATAGAATAGGGCGACCATTTTATAGTTTCTCTATTCATCTACACGCTCTCAACATTAGGTAATAAAAGCCATGTCATTTTTAACGGAGAAGCAAAAATATTCTTTGTGCGCGTAAAAATTCCTGTAAAATCATCTAACTTACAACTTGTGTATCTATTATTATTACCACCTTCAATCACAAAATAATCTTTGTATAATTCATGCTTTTTTTCTTCTTGTTTTCTTATTTTGTGCATAGTCAGCATAGGTAAAATTTCTTGGTATTTAGAATAGTCTTCGAGTTTTGTATAACGCTTAAAGTTTTTGTATTTAAGCTCTGATTTGTCTCC